CGACCGATGATCTTGACCTTTGACGAATATCGAAGTGTTGAAGCTCAGAAGTATGGAAGACTTGGGTAATTGTGATTCCTCAAATTTAAATTAAATCGCACTAGGGGTAAAAAGACTATCACCGTTGTCTTTTTGCAGCAAATCCCGTGTGTGTGTCATTAATGTGTATCAATTCGGTACGTGTGAATGGAAGGAGTGATTATTTAATTGCTATTGATAAATGTTTGCCTTCTAAAATATAGGATATTTATCCGGTGCGTATGTATGTGAGTAGTGTAATTGTGCCTCACCGAAAGCGTTATTTCAAACAATTGCTACAAATTATATTAAATTAGATTCAAAGTATCCTCAGCCCCCTAAGGATTCCATCTTTTATTGTCGCCAATGTGGGGGGTATCTCTTTTCTAAATTGACGTATCAAATTCCTTCTTTTGATATTATGAAATATCGTAGGTGTGAACCTTGTTTGCGTAAATGTAGATCGAAATATCTTGAAGCCCAGATTGATACATTGGGAACTGATCAAGATCTTGTTGCTGGACCTAGCATTGAAAAGCAGGAAGTCACAGCATTTTTGGAAGATGAAAAGCCTATCGTTCATGAGAAAGAACTTATTCCAAAAGTTCCTAGATGGAATGATCATGCCACAGATCTTAAGACGCATGATGTTGTGGCTATTCTTCAACGACCAACTATCATTTCCACAGGGCGTTTGACACCAGTTTTTGCTTTTACGCCTTTGGCAGTACCTGATATCATCATTGCTGCGAGCTCCAACATTCGAGCTAAACTTGGTTATTTTACATATTTTCGTGCAAATGTTAGGGTTAAGGTTGTGTTTAATGCTACTCCTTTTATGTCAGGAAAGTATTTGTTGTGGTTTGCGCCGTATGAGGGCTTTTCCAATAGAAGTATTCCTAATACGTTGACTTGTAAAACAGGATACCCTTGTGTTGAACTAGATATAGCCCGAGGTTCATCAATTGAACTTAAAATTCCATATTGTTCTCCTCTTTCCCACTTTGATTTGATTAACGCAGATTCATATATTGGAAAAATTCATTTCGACGCTATAACCGGAACACTTGAAGGTATTACGCCGTCTTTGGGTGCACCTTTTACTATGTATGCTTGGTTTGAAGATGTTCAAATTTCTATGCCTAATTCGAAGCAACCCACTGCCTTTCCAGCGCCTCCCATAACTCTCGAAGCCCAGATTTATACTGAAGAAAATTCTAAAATTTCAAAACCTTCGGTTTCGGCAGTAATGGGTGGAGTAGCTTCTACTGCAAAACTATTTTCGGGTATTGTCCCACGTATGAATGGATTTTTGAAACCTGTAGAATGGGTATCTAGAGCTTTGTCCGCTGCTGCTTCTTCTGTAGGACTCAACAAGCCAGTTGATATTTCCATGCCTTGTGCTGTCTACAACCTTCCCGGGCGTGGATTTACACATATGGATGGAATTGATGCTGGTGTTCCTCTTGCAGCAACACCCGATAATGCTTTGACTTTACCTGCAGGTTTGTTTTCGACGGATGTAGACGAAATGGACATAGGATACGTTTGTAAGAATGCGTGTATTTGTACTCCTGAGAAGAGCTGGACTACTAGTGATACTGTAGGAACTCTTCTCTTTTCTTGTCCTGTAGCTCCAGGTTACTGTACTACTACTGGAACTATTATTAATCCTACTGTACTTGGTTTTGTGTCATCTGTTTTTGAAAAATGGACTGGTGGTTTGCGGTATCGTGTTGCTGTTTCAAAGTCTGCGTTCCATTCTGGTAGGCTTCGTATCACTTATCATCCTGCACATTTTGATCCTAACGTAGCAGGATTAACAGCAGAAAATGCCTACAATTGGGTCCTTGATTTATCTGTGTCTTCTGAGATGGATTTTGAAGTCCCTTATATATCTAATACGCAATGGAAAGATATTGCATTAGGTGATTCTGCAACTCTTAACTCAGTACGGTACTCTACTGGTATGATAACTATTACAGTACTCACCGAATTGGTAGTTGCTAATGCCGCTGCTTCTCTTACTGCTCCTTTTTATGTTTGGATTTCTGCAGCAGATGATTTTTCCCTTGCCGTCCCAACAAATCCTCGCTACGTTCCATCTGAGGTACTTCCTTTGCTGGAATTTGAACCTCTTCAAGCTCAGATTTGGAATGAGACCGGGAAGGATTCTCGTGTGCAGCAGGAAGAAAATGCTCCCGACATCATGTTTTTCCCGAAAGCGCCTATTGACCCCACTTTGCCTGAGCAACTTACTATCGGTGAAAAGATTGTATCCTTGCGGTCCGTCATTAAAAGATTTTGTAAGACTGCAGTAGGAAATTCGTCTCCTTATCCTAATGTAGTAGGTGATAATTATACTTTTCCAGGTCCTTTTCCGGTCACGGGCTCTACTAATGTTACCACTGTTGTAAATATCGACCCTGCTTTCTTTGGAACTAATGCTGTTGCTTATACAAATGCAAAAGCTGCAGTACTTCAAAATAAGTGGTTCTCAGATGGAGCAACACTAACGGCATCTCCTGCAGTCGTCAGTTATTATCTCCAGTCCCAAGCGCTTCTACATTATTTGTCATATTTGTATACATTTTGGACTGGGTCTAAGAGATATAAGTATTTTGTAGGTCAAAATTCTTCACAATATCCCACTTCTGCTTTCTTACGTTCTACGGATGGTTCTGCCAATTTATTTAACGAAGGATTGCAACCTCGTCCTCGCACTCAAATTCCTTTGCGTGTGTATCGAGATTCACAAACTGTGCAAGATGGAATTATTGAACCTCCCACAGCTGCAAATTCTGGTGGCTCTACTGAGGATCGTGTGGATTCGCGTTTTGAGACTCTTGTATATCCAGATTTGGATGGTGTTGCCGAATTTTCAGTTCCATACTACGGCAGGACTCCTATTTCTTTAATTGCACAGGGAACTACTAATTCTTCAAGAGGACTACTTGTGTCTCGGTGCAAAATTCAAGTGGTCAAAGGATTCCAAGCTCAAGATTCAGTTAATCCTTTCTTTAAATACGCTAATGATACTGATTCTTTACCAACTTATCAAGGTCGTACTACAGAAGATCTTGGTACATTTTGTTTGTATGAGGCGGCTGGGGATGACTTCTCATTCGGGTATTTACATGGAGCTCCAACGCTAGTTAACACTCTAGCTTTTTAAATTTAAAATTTTAATATATATAAATTTCGTCCTCTTGGACATCTCATAAAGAGTCGCAAGAGTTTATTTAACCGTTTAGGTGGTCACTTTTCTAGCAAAGGAAAGTCCGATCGTACTTGTATTATTACGAACCACCTATTGGGTGGATGTAGTTTTGTATTCATGTATGATAGGTTCAGCCTAAATTTTAAGAGTTTTACTTCGTCCAATTTGCAAGCAATTTATATCCTGCTGGACACTAATGTTATGTTACACTTGTAGCTAAACACCAGGATTTTTCAAGAAAAAAAAAAAAAAAAAAAAAAATACCTTGTGTACCTTGTTGTACTCTGCGTTGATACCAC